TCCTCATCTTGTGTGTTATGTCTTGCCACAACAAAGTTGCTTGCTCTACGTCTAGCATGAAGCCGTTGCGCTCCTGTTGAGCCGTAATGATAGCTACCTTCCTTTCTAAATCTACGCATTGCTCTGAAAATTCCTCCCGCTTCAGCGAATCAGTTAAGTGTTTATACAGCCTAGTTGTTAGTGCTACATCTTGTATGCAGTAGTCCACCATCTCTGGTGTTAGTCCACCATCATAGTCATCAAAGTCTATCTTAGGATCGCCAAAGCGTTTACCCCAAGAGTCCAGGCTATGGCCGCCTTCCAGAGAAGGGTTGTATAGTCTGCTGAGTACCAGAGTGTCTATTAGAATGTCTACTGGAATGTATATTCCCCACACTCTCTTTAGCACTGGCGCATCAAAGCCTATGATGTTATGGCCTATAACGCCTTCACAGTTGAGCAGCAAAGTCTCTAGGGTGTAAGAGTTGTAATGCTCTAGCACCTCGCCAGTGTTAACGTCCTGAGTAACCACTACCCAGATGTTGTCGTGACTGGTATTTGTTTCTATGTCCAACGTAATCAACATAGTATTGCCTCGCTGTGGTGTCTTTGTTGCTGTGTCTGTTGTACGGATTTATGTACGCTAGTTGAGCCTTGCTCTCTTGTGTCTCACTTATCCAACTGCCAATCTTGCTCATATTCTTGACTCTCCATTACTGTGTCTGCTTCTGATCGTAAGTCTTCTCTGTCGATAGTGTCAATGTCGTCAGTGTAAAAGTAGCAGTCATTGCACATATCTAAATACTCTCCGCTGATTGCAGATTTCCTAGTGGACTCAAAGTCCGATAAAGCCTTGTTACACGCTATGCATCTCATTATAGACCTTCCTCTTTAATTTCAGTCATTCTACCTGTAGTCTGGTCAAATAGCAACCCACCTGCCTTGCCTGTTGTGCCACAGAAGCGATTCTTTAGCACCCTGACATGGGTTGTGTTTCTCTCTACAGGGTCATCAGCCTGACCATTTCTCTCCAGTCCTATCACCATATCAGATAGCTGTGCAATGGATGCGGAGCCTCTGAGTTGCGATAGACTGCTAACAGCACCTTCCTCATGGCCTTTACCGTCAGGTCTCTTCAGGTGACTAACCATAAACAATGTTATGCCTGTCTCTTGCACTAACATTCTCAGCTTGGTGCAGATTTCATCAAGAGCCTTGCGTTCATCACCGTTGCTCTGCGCTGACACAACAATACTGACATGGTCTAGAAACAGAAACTTTGTGTCTAACGCCTTAGCCATGTAGCGACAACGTGCAATGATGTTATCAACACTGGTGCTACCAAAGTGGTCAAACAAGTAGAGTCTGTTAGTACCCATCGTAGTTTCAAATGCTTCCCAACGCTCCTCCTCCGTACTCTCTACATCTGGTAGATGCAACGGCTTGTTAGCCGCCAGAGACATCAGCGATAGAGCAGTCTTACGTGCATTCTCCTCTAGGAATAGTAGACCAATGTTCTCCTCAGAATGCTTGAGAATATGCCACACTATCTCTCTCACAAACTGAGACTTACCTAGCCCTGAACCTGCTGTGATGGTGACTAACTCAGCCTCCCTGATGCCATAGGTTAGTTTGTTCAACTCAGCCCACGGGTATTGCACTGCGGCCTTCTCTACTGGCTTGTTAACTTCTTCCCAGAGACTAGCACCGTTGATGATACCGTCAGGTACAAACTTCTCAGCAGCCCAGAATGCGGCAATGAATTCTCTGGTGTCGTTGGCCTTCAGGTAGTCGCAAGCGTCTTTATGGCCGTTGGTGTGCTTCACAATGGCTGATTTACCGCCAAACAACTCTGCAACCTCTCTCGCGGCTTTTGTACCTGCCTCATCTGCATCAAAGCATATGACAATGGCATCAAAGCTATCCAGATATTCGTATGCGGCTTTGCAGTCTTTCAGCGCACCTCCTGCACCATTCCTGACACTGACGCAAGGGTACTTACTGCCTTGCATCTGATATGCGGCGGCGGCGTCAAACTCGCCTTCACAAATGGTGATGTACTTAGCACCGCCATTGAATAGCTGTTGACCAAACAGACCAGTACCTGCCCAGTTACCAACATTGTAGAAGTTTTTGTCGGGCAGTCTGATCTTTGCCGCAATAGGCACATTAGCATCTGACGGGTCATGGTAGGCAAAATAGGTTCTATCAGCCTGATCCAGGATTCCGTAGGTTTTAGCGGTGGCGGTGGTTAAACCTCTATCGACAATGGCTTGATAGTTTCCTGTCGTTAGTGTTCTCTCTACTGCACTAAAGTCTGGTTTAGCCTTCGGCTCAGTAGACACTGGCACTGCTATCTCCCAAGTCTCCTCTCTAACCTGACTACTGGGCGTGTATTTACGACAACTGTGACAGAATGTACTGCCGTTGTTATTGATCTGTAGCGCATCTGAACTGCCACAGTCTGGGCATGGTTGGTGTATTTTAGCCACTACAGCACCTCCTCATATACCCTACCATAGCTAACCAATACAAAGGGTAGGTGCAACAATATCCCTTCAAATGGCATCGCCTCAGTCTGCTCAGTCTCTCTGTTATACACCCACACTGCTCTACTGTCGGCAAATTCCAGAAATAAACCACAACCGTTAATTAACTCTACACTTAGCATTCTACCGAATAACATCATTATCCTTCTCCTCTATACGTTCGTTGTCGTTTTCAATGTCTGCCAATATCTCAGCCTTAGCCTCATCAATCTCCCATTGCTCCATTGGCGGGTATTCATCTGCATCTGGCAAATCAAAACCATGTGGCTCATCACCATGCAACCAATCCTCACAGCTACCATTCCAGTTTCTGCCCATTATTGTTTCTCCTCAGTGAATTTAGAAAATATCATATCGTACTCTGTACTCTCAGCGATGAACTGTACAATCACTGTCGGGTGTACCTTATAGTGATTAGCGGCCTCTTGCAAGCTAAAAACACCATTGCTAATATCTGCTGCCGCTTTAAATACTGCTTGTATCTCTGGATCTAGCGTTCCCTCTAACATATATTGTTTAAACATTATAACTTTCTCCGTAACCATTGCGATGATTTTTCCTGCGTCTCTGTCTCAAATACAGGCCATATTGAACGTGTTACTTTCTTACTGATAAAATGCTCATCTGTAACAGTGTCGCCAGTACCTACCCTACTGCGTATTGTAGTCGGCGACTGTTTAACACGCCTAGCTAATTCGTGCATTGTATACAGTTTACCCTTAATCAGTCTAGGGTCTGTAGTTTCGTTGCGATAATACCTAATTTTACGTCCCATCTTTAAAATTTCCTCATTTTGTGGTATAGTATATAACTATATAGTTTCTTTAACGCTTTTTAAAGCACTTTAATGTTAATAATTAATAATTACCTCTTAAACATCTATATCAACGCTATTATTGACTATATAGTCCAGAATCACCCTCTCTCTAATCGCTGTTAACACCTCAACACCGCATCTATACGGTAAACTCTGCACTATATCAACGAATTCATTGATAGCAGCAGTCCTGGTGTCGTTATCTTCAATATCACTGAAAAATGCAAAGTTACTCTCTCGCATTGTCACCTCTCTCTATTGGTTAAAAAAGTCCGTAGCATTTGACAACATTCTCCCCAATGGTTCAACTCTCCCAAGCCTATTTTGTGACCCAAATCAGCTTTTCGGTCACGTTTTAAACTCTCTCTACTTCTCTACAGTTTAAACACTGGCGACAATAGCAAACAACGCTATGCTGCACAGTAATACGCCATAGAACGCCATATAATGCGTTTTAAGAGAGTTTACCTGGTTATTGGTGCTAGGGTATAGGCTGCAACTAAATAGGCTTAAAACGGCTTATATTAGCTCGGTATATTACAGGTAAAAAAAAACCCTAGCTGTGACACTAGGGTAAAGGATTGCAACACACTAGGGGAAATTAGTTTGTAGGCTCTATAGCGGGATAGTCTCGACGCAATCGCGCCCAATGGTGTGCATTTGGTGACGGTTTATCGGCAGTACTAGCTATAAAGCTATCTATTAATTGTTTTTTTTCGTCTGTTACGTTGTAAACAATTACATCAACACTGCCGTCTGATTTAACTGCCGTCATATCATGACCTGTTAACGTGTTACAAGACCAATAAGACGCAAATTGTTTAGCTGTGTCTATGTCGTTAAATGATAATGTAGCTTTCATTGTCTATGCTCCTCTATTAAATCTGTATATTCGTCTAGTATCTCGCACCAATCATTAAAACAATCGACACTGATTTTATTCTCACGCCATAGTTTGTTTAAGTCTGCATGAACGTGTAAAACTTTCTCTATTTTATTTTCGTAATTCATTGTCTATGCTCCCTTGTTCGCTGAAACAACAGTATATTCGTTTTTATTCAGTAGATAGTCGCCACAGAACACTAAACCTTTCTCAGCATAGTCTGGCTGATTAGTCGCTATTGTCGCGCTATAAACTTTGTTTTTATCCAAAGGATGCCGCGCATAGTTAGCGCACCTGTAGTTATCATTAGGTTTTATTAAAATGTTCATTGTCTTTTAAACCTCTACTGTTTTAATTATGTCTTTAAATTGATTTAGATTGGCACTAGTAACAAAAAAACTATTGCTTTG